TTCCAACGAATTTTTTTAAAAATAATCATTCTTCTATAGGTAATACCAAATCGTTTTTGCCAACAACTGTATATGGATATCCATTAACTTCACACATCTCAATTGTTAATTCGGAATCGACTTCAACAATAGTCAGAATTTCTTCACTATCCATGTGAAGAACATATCTTTCCGCATCATCTTTTTCCAAAAATGAAATTAAGACTGGTCCATTTTTAGTGGATACAGAGTACACTCCTTCGTCTTCAGCACCTTTGGGACAAAGTATATACATTATACCACTTCACAAGCAGTTTTGTAAACATCATGAATTATATTTTTAATCTTAGATTTATTAAAATTAGATTCCATAGCTTCAATATAATTTTCTAGAATTGTAACTGTATCCTCAGATTTTTCTGTTTCATCAAATGTTGAATCAATATCATAATCAAAATTTTCAACAATTTTTAGTTCATGAATTCCAGATTTATAGAGATTATCTAAAAATAAATCAAAGTCTTGTTGATTACTTTTTTTGGTGACAATTAATTTTACAATTTTATTTGAATAATCTTCAAAATTAACTTGATCTAAAGGAGTATCATTATATTCAATTTTTGTAAAAATACTATATGGATTATTAATAGATTTGGTTTTTAATGTTTTGGTATCAAATATATGAAATCCTCTTGCATCATTGTAATCATTCCAATAAATTTCATATGGATTCCCAAGATAATAAATTTTACCATCATTACTTCTAGTGTGATAATGGCCACTAAAAACTTTAGAAAATTTATGAAAGATATTAGGATCCATCCCAGTCTCATGAATATGACCTTTATAGGCCTGGAATCCATTCAATTCTAAATGACCCATAGCAACAGTAGATGTAGATGAGTTTATTTTCCTCATTGAGGATTTATAATTATCACTATTAATCCAAGGAATCATTAAACAATGCAAATTGTCGATAGTAATATCTTCTGGTTCTGAAATTGGTATTACGTTTTTATATTCCGAGAGAAGAGTTTCAATAGAATTTAAACTATTAGTGTTTTTATAAAAAGTTGTATGATTTCCAATAATTGTATAGACAGTTATGCCAAGAGTTTGGAGTTTATCGTAATAATTTTTTTTAGCCCAATTCAAAGACCAAAAATCAATACTTTTTCTATTATCAAAAGTATCACCCATGTCTATGACATATTTAATCTTTTCTTTTTTTAAAACTGGAAAGAAAATATCATTATAAAATTTTTCAAAATAATCATGAAAAATTTTAGATCCTTTTCTAGCACCAAAGTGTTGATCGGTAATTATTGCACATTTCATGAATTTTGAGTCTTAGATAAAATATTATCTTTGATTGTATTATAATCTGAATCATATCCTGTAAGTAATCCTTTGTCAACATCAAAGACAATATCATAACCAGATTTACTTACAATTTTATTTTTAATATCTAATTGTCTTTTCTCTTTTTGTATTCTTCTCAAAAATGCATAGTAGATAATTTGAGTAAAATATGCAAAAGGATTGGATGATTTTTCTGGATCAAAATTATCAATATATTGAATACAGTTTTCAACACCATCAGAAATCATTTCATCTCTGAACATGTAGTTAATAAAATTTGGTTTATAAGAAAGATGAGTTGCAATTTTAATAAAACAAGATCCAATATAAGAAGAGACTTGGGGTTTTGGAGCTTCAGATTCTTTAGCTATTCTAACTGCGGTTTTATATTCAACTAAAGCAATTAAAAATTCTTTATTATTTACATAATGTTCTTTTTATTTTGGCATGACGGTATTTTATTTTTGAAAGTATAACACATAATAAAAGCCTTGACAAGGTGTTGAATTTAATCTAGAATAACTCTGCTAAGGTTCAGAAGAAATAGATTTTGATTTAAAGAGCTTTTCTAATTTTTCTCTTGTTTGATCAACGTTACCAATTAAACCAAGTTCTTCTGTTAAAGGAATTCTATTGTTTTGATTATGTAAGATTTCTAATTGACCATATTTTGATATAAATCTATTATATAAAATTCTTATTTCACTACTTTTAACTTTTGATAGTGTAATAACTTTGTCAAAATTAATAATGTGAATATAATCATCTGAAAATTTCATCCAGTGATTAAATTTCAATCCTTGTTTTCTATTAGTTTTTACTTCGTTAAGTGTTAGTGGGTGATTTAAAATTAAAAGTTTTACATCATCTTCTTCTAATTCAGAAGTCATTGATACAATTTCTTCACCAGAAACTAATTTTATTAAAGCTAAAAATTCTTCTTCTTGCATATTACATTTTTATTTGAATAATTTCATAATTAAAGTTTTCTTCGTTATACGTTTTTATTCTTTCTATTAAATGATTTAACGTATAATTTTTTCTTGACTTTGAACTAAAATCATCAGCTATATCATAAAGAGTTGCATTATTTTTAGTTTGAGATTTTCTTAAGACTCTACCAATTGACTGAAGATTTCTTATTTTGGATTTACTTGGACTTGCAAAAATTACATTATGTAAATTTTTAATATTAATACCAGTACTAAATGTTCCGTACGATGCTACAATTATAGCATTTTTTTCAGTTTCAGTAATATATCTCACTCTTTCTCTGTCTTCGGTTTCTATTCCACCGTGTATGAAAAATATTTGTCTATTCTTATCATTACACTTTTTATTTATTAGTTCAAACAAAATTTTTCCATGACTTTCAACTCTAGAATATAAAATAAGAGTATTTCCATTTAAATCTAAAGATAAATTTTTTATGAAATTATTTCTTTTCTCATGAGATATAATAGTTTGAACTTCTTCTTCAAAATTTTCAAATTTTTCTGATTGATGTTTTAACAGTAAAATTTTTATATCTAGTTTTGCTAAATGGCCTTTCTCCATCAATTCTTCTGTACGAATAATTTTATATGATGGTCCAAATAATCCCTCTAAGACCCATTTATGCGTCTGTGTGCCGTCTAAAGTACCAGTAAACCCAAATCTATACTTAGCTTGGTGTAACTTGGTCATAATCGATACTAAAGATTTTGATTTAAATTGGTGAGCTTCATCTCCTATTACACAATTAAATCTTTCAAAATATTTTTTAGGCAATTTATATATTGATTGCCATGTTGTTATGATAACTTGACTATTAGTTTCTCTTTCTCTTCCCGCATAAATTTTGTGACAAAAAGATCCAACATCCCATCCGTAATCTTCAAAATCTTTATACATTTGTTCTACTAAAGAAGTAGTTGGAACAACAATAAGTATATTATTTCCTTTCTCTACAAAATATCTCGTAACACTATAAATCATTAAAGACTTACCTGAAGCTGTAGGTGATATTAAAAGTCTTCGATTGTGTTTTAATGCATCATATACTCCTTGTATTTGATAGTCTCTAGGTGTATATGAAGTTATTGATGTTATATAATCTTTAACACCTTCATATGAAATCATTTCATTTGATTCAAAAGGTGTTCCATAAAATTTATTATCTAAAAATTCATATTCATATTCATATCTTTTACAAAAACTAATTATTTTATCTAAAAGTCCAACGTAAATTTCTTGAGTTTGAATATTAAATAATCTTATTTTTCCATCCCAATATTTTGATCTATATTGAGGCATAAATTTTGCACCAGGAACATCAAATGTAAAATGATCTTGAAGTTCATAATACACATGAGGTTCCGATTCTATTTTTAAGAATACTTCATTTTTCTTGCCAATAGTTAAACATGTCATTAACTGAACCCCGCTTGAAATTTTTGCCACTCGATGGCATTTTTTATTTGATATGTCCGTCCATTAAGATTTTTAATAATTTCTTCTAGGAATGACAACATAGTGTCGTAATATTTAATTTTTAAATCAATTTGTGATAATTTTTTATCAGCTTCCAAATATTGTTTTAGAGCTTCTTTATCTCTCACTTTATATGGAAAAGGTTCTTCAATATAAATCTCAGCAGGAGCTTTACCGGTATAATAATTATATCTTTGTAATTTAATTTCTGAATAATCAAACCTTGATTTTTCTCTCAAAAGTTTAGTATTATTGTAGATATTATAATATTTTGAATGAAGTCCTGGAATCTTTAAAGACTCTAAATGCAAATTGTCTGGATCTAATTTAGAATCTTTTTCCCATTGAGATTGGATTTCTTCAATATTCATTGCCATTTAAATCAACTATCTTAAAGATAGTATACCTGAAAGTTACTTCAGCTGTAAAGTATGTGGTATCGTTTTCTGAAGCATCAAAATTTAAAGTTGATAATGATGTTGGAAATAATTCTTTAAATTTTACAGAAACTTTACTTCTTAGAGAACTATTTAAAATTTGCAAAGTTCCATCAGAATACAAATTAAATGGATCCGCACTTCCACCTCTATTTAAATATTCTCTTTGTTTTTTCAAATCAGTAAATTGATCCATATTATCTGGATAACCAAGTCCAATTAACCATTTGTATATTTGAAGATAATTTTCCATATCTTCATCTACCAAAAATCTTACATTTAAATCATCATATTGAATTTTATCTCCCGGAAGATCAATATCTTTAAAAGGAGTTGGTTGTGTTGCCGTACCCATAGAAATTCCTGGGATGTTGGCTGACTGTGCAAAAAAATCTACTTTATTGCACCTATCTAAAATTAATTTAAAACCTACCGGAGATAATAAATTTCGATTTGATATTTGTTCTAATGTCATGATATAAAAAAGATCTTTTTATATATTTATTTGCATAAAAAAAGACCCCTTTAAGGGGTCTTGATTTAACTCTTGTGAGTATGGATCACATGAGGTTCTTGACGATTGCACGTCTGTAGTAACGGTTGGTGTTAGCCTTGATAGCACCGAGAGCAGCAGTTGTGCCTTCAGCGAATGGGTTAGCAACCATACCGTAACGAGTCTTAAACCCGATTTTTGGCTGGAAGGTGTTCTCACCAACGGCGCGAACCATTTGGAGAGGAACATATGGACAATAGAAGAGACCAGCGTCATAAGGTGAAGTACCCTTATAACCAACAACGTAGTACTGGTTAGCATCACCAGCGGCAGAACCGAATGGATCGATGTATACTTTGAACTTACCGTTGATTGTACCTGCAAAGAGGTTTCCGGTTGCATCAACCTGAAGGTTAGCGTTAAGAGCTGGGGTGTAATCAAGTACACCAGCCATTGTTAGAGCAGAAGCGACATCAGCAGAAGTGATGATGATGTTGCCCTTTCCTCTACGTGTCTCTTGTGCGATTGCGTTAGCATCACGCTCAATCTGGAAGAGTAGTCCTTTGAACTTCTCAACAGACCAACGACCGTTAGAGTCAATATCTAGGTCAAACTGACCAGCAGTTGAAACATTTGCTTGAGCGCCAGGACGTGCAGTTTTATAGATTGTACGAACGACTTCACGGTTAATTTCAGCAAGAATCTCGCTTGAGAGGATGTTCGCAAGCTCTGATTCAGCGGAAAGTCCGTGAATAGCCTTGAGATCCTGAGCAAGTTCTAGTGAATACTCAGCCTTGAGTGCTCTAGACTTAGCGGTTACAGTGACTTTCTCGATTGAGAATGCCATTTGGTTGAACTGATCACCAGAACCGTCTCCTAGATCCTCAGCATCAGCAGTTGACATACCCTGACCAACGTTGTAAGCAGCGCCAGATCCACCGGCAGCGCCTAGAACGGATGGGTTTGAACCTGCTTGACTAGTTGTGCTGAAACCAACAGAAGCATCGCTGTCTGCACCACCAGTGTAGTCGCCTTGAGTAGCGCCACCACCATCGTTTTGTGCGGCAAATGCGGAATCTGCTTCGTTGAATAGAGCTTCGGAACCAGACTGGTTCTGATAACGAGCACGCATTGCAAAGATGAGTCCGGTAGGACCATTCATTGGTTGAACACCGGCAACATCATAAGCAATGAGGTTAGGCATTGAACGTCTGATCAAGGAGATCAAGACGGGATCAAAGTTATCGATGGAAGATCCAGTTGCGTTGGTTGGTGCTTCGGAAAGCATTGAACCACCTTCTTGGAAAGCGCGACTTTCTTTCTGGAATCTTTCTTGGTTTTCTAGAAGAGCAGCAGTAACTGCACGTCTGTGAGGATCGGTAATGGCTTCTGCACCTTGATAATCAAGAAGAGGAGCCCACTTTTCCTGTAAGTATTGAGAATCTGACATTTCTTTAGTGGGAATTAGTTTTTAGATGTGAGTTGAAGAGCTCTGAGATATGCTTCCATTGAACCAGCAGGGGCATCAATGATAGCATCTTCAGAAATCATTTGTTGAGGCTCAGAGTCAACTGACGCTGACTTAGCAGGGAAATATGACTCTTTTAGAGTCTCTAGTTTTTCACGATAGCTTTCTTCACTCTCAAACTCAACACCCTCAGCAAGAGAAGCAAGTTTTTCCTTTTGAGTCTGTGCTAGTCCTTCGCAAACATCAACAAGGATGTTATCTGCAACAGAATCGCCTAGTCTCTTGTTTAAGGAAATGTTTCTCTCAATTTGCTCGTTGAGCTTGGACTCCATTTCATCAAGTTTTTCTACCATATTTTCTACAACATCATATTTATCTTCAGGGATTGATACATAATGTTCTTCAAAAAGTCCTCTCATTCCAGAAAGGAATGATTCGGTCATTTCGGACTTAAGTCCATGTTCAATAGCAATGGAATTTTCTTCCATCCATTCTTGTGCAACATATTCAAGATAGGAATCAACTCTTTCTACAAGTTCTTCCTTATATGTTGAAAGTTCTTCTACTAGTTTTTCTTCGAATTTAGCATCGAGATTTTCTGAAATCTCTGCAACTTTTGCAGCAATTGCAGCTTCAAAAATTGTTTTTGCTTTTTCTTGGAACTCTTCGGAAAGTTCTTCTCCAGAAAGAAGTGCTGATAGATCTTCTTCCATATTAAAAGGTTTCTCCTCGGTTGTTTCTTCAGTAACTTCAGACTCAGCAACTACTTCTTCAGAAGTTTCTTCTTCAACTTCTTCAGCAGCCATTCCTTTATTCATGGACTGCATTGGTTCTGCAGCTTTGGCATTTTTAGTAGCAACGTCACGAACTTTCGCAAGTGTTTTAGCTGGATCTTTAAGTTTTGCAGAATCATCATCTGCTTTGTAGTTCTCTGGTGTTGGACCACCTAGATCTTCTACTGCACCCTGACCAGCAACTGAAGAAGAATCAACGCCCTTCATCGGTTCTCCGGGTTTTGCTCCCTTGGTTACGGGATTTTCCATTTCTTGTAGGTTGTTTCCAATAGACATTTCTATCTCCGAGTGAGTTCTCGACTAGTTTTTTCTAAATTTATTTATATATTCAAAGATTTGAAAGAAAATCTTGGAACAGTTTTATCTTATTTTCTTGTAATCTTTTTTGATCTACAAGAGTGTTGATTTGTTTGTATGTTCTTTCTGCAAGTTTTTCACGAATAATTCCTCCATCCATTACCCAATCCTTACCTTCCATAATACCGTCAACAAAAGCATCAGGAGCAGAAGGATCGGAAACAATATCAGCTGCGGTTGCAAGCATAAAATCACTTTCAACTACATTGATACCCTCCTTAGTTTGGCTAAGTGAACCCATTCCTCTGGAAGAAACACCTAGTTTTACACCCTCAGCAATTAAAGATTTGGCAATGTTACCCATAGGTGTATCAAGAATCTTTGCTTTACCAATAAAGTTGGAACCAGATTCTTTTAATGAAATAATTTTGTGTGAAACACGATCAAGATTTACAGTAGGACCATCAGGATGACCCAATTCACCTAGAGCACGACCTTTTTGAACAAAATTTTCATTATATCTTGCAACTTCTTTACGAAGAGTATTCATCGGGTACATTCTTCTATTGCGATTGGTAATATCGCCTTGAAGAAAAATACCTTCAATATACATTGATTTTTTACCGTTGCGATCTTCAACGATAAATTCTACTGACTCTATTTCTTCGGTGATTAGTTTCATTTTAAAAACTTGGTCCTTTATTTGTTATTTATAATTAACGGTTTAATAAATTAAGCACCTTCATATAATACTGTTGCAGATTCACCTGTAAGTGCTCTCGCCCATACATATGCAACACTACCAACATGACTCAAATCCGTTAATGTTTTTTTAGTTTCACCTTCAAATGTTTTATAAATTAGTCCAGGATCTGTTGCTGTTGGAGCTGAATCTGCTGCTGTAAAATTAATTACAATTGGATTGTTACTTTGACACTGAAAGGTAATTGTAGATACATTATCTCCAATTTTTACATACGCACTTGTAGTAACTTCTGTAGATGCTAGTGCCATTATTCTTCTCCTTCATTAGAAATATTTTCTTCTCCACTTTCTTCAGTATTTCCAAAAAGTTGATTAGAAATTTCAGGTTTTCTTTCATCAATTTTTGCAGAACATTTTGCAAAAAGTGTATCTTTAATATAATCAGAAATTTCGGCTGCTGAATCGCCAGAAATAATTCTATCTACTAGTGTTGGATCCATTATTTATGATAATATTTACTTAAGTTATTTATATTTCACCACCTTCGGGTGGTTCTACCATTGAATCATCAATTTCAGGTTCTTGAGGAACATTACCTAACATTCCCATATCACCACCTTCCATTCCCATAGCTTCTGCATTTGGATCTGGTATTTCTCCATCTTTAATTTCCTTTTCAATCTGTTCCTTCATTTCAATTATTTCTTCATCCGTTTGTCGAAGGACTTTTCTCTTAACATAATCATTTGAATAATATTTGCCAATATATGGTTCTATAGATTGGAGTGTATTAATTCTTTCTCCAAGTAATTCAGATTCTTTAAGTTCTGCAAAATGATTATCATATAGAAAATCATATTGAATATGTTCAGACATCGTTTCCCAATCCTTTGGAGTGATAACATTCTTTAGGATTAATTGAGTCTTTAGCATATCATGAAAAAGACGACTAAATCTTTTTCTCAATCTACCAACAAATTTACTAAATTTAACCTCATCACGAAGAATTTCTGATGATCTTCCAAGATTAAATCCGGAATCATTACCTAATCTTGTTTCGGGAACATTTAAAGCTTTATATAATTTTCTTTGGAAGTATTCAATATCGGTGATCTCTCCAAGATTTTGACCACCTGGAAGAGTAGAAATCTCTGTTCCTCTACCACCTTCTCTTCTAGGAAGCCAAAAATCTTCCAACATACTCATAAATTTTTTATCATCACGAACTTCACCTGTATTAGAATCATAAACAATTTTATTTCTATATCTAGACATTACATCACGAAGATACTGTTCCGCTTTAACTTTTGGTAAGTTACCAACATCAATATAAAAAATACGACGTTCTGGAGCTCGTGATAATCTATAAATTACTAGACTATCTTCAATCATCCTTAATTGATTAAGTGATTTAATAGCTTTATGTAAATATGATAAATTTGTTTTTTTATTTCTATCTACCAGTCCTGATGTGCAATGTGAAATTGCATCTTTAGCAATATTTACTTTTTTACCTGCAGAACCATACTTTCCCTGTTCAAGAGTATACTCATAATATTCTTGCATTTCCGATTCAAGTGAATCTACATTTTCTTTTTTTAAAACTTGATTTATAACTTTAGTTCTATCGTTATCTTCTTTCTTCTTCTTAATTAATTTAATATTAAATGGATCAATATATCTTAATTCTTGAATACCTTCTTCAGGCTTTTTAAAATCTATAACTTTATGATAAAAAATTCGTCCATCAATATACCAATTCCTAAAAATTTCATGACAAGATTTATCAAAATTTAAAAGTTTTTTTATTTCTTTAAATTCTTCTCTAATAATTTTTTTAAGTTTATCACTTCCGTTTAAATTTGATAACTCGATTTCAATGGGAGAGTCATCAGTATCCGAAACAATAGCTTCATTTACAATATCTTCAATAGCACTATCACACTCTGGATGAAGTGACATTTCACGATATCTTTTAATTAAATCAAATTCTGTTTTATAAACACCCTCAATATCAACATATTGACCATAGAATCCACTGGTTAGGTAAAAATTTGATTCATCAGCAGAAGAAGGGGGTACAGGCGAAATCCCTTTACCCCCTTTCTTTTTATCATTATCAAAGGAAAAACCAAATAGATTCGACATCTTATAATTTTATATTAGACTTCTTATAGTCTATTTATCATCCAATCAGAGTCTCACCCTGATCGTCCTGAGCTTCCCACCATTGAACTTGTAATTCAACAGTAAATTCTTCAATTGTGTCAGTCGAATCATAACTTAGATCGATCTGTGAAATATTTGTTGGGAATACTCCATAGAATTTGTAAGCTCTTAGTACAGGAATTGTACTTGCAGATGAAACTTCTGCATCATTGTTTACCGGAGCTCTTGCAAGTTGATATACGTATGCATCTTCTTGATAGATGTTAGGATCAACTTCTCCAGAATTATCTCCATGTTTGCTGATGAAATTCATCCATCTTTCAAACGCATTTCTAATTCTGAACTCTTTATCGTTAATAACGGTAATAGTCCAGGTATCGAATGTTCTGTCACCTGCAATTTTAAGAATTCTTCCTCTAAAAGGAACTTCAATTGGTGAAATATTAGAAGCTGGTAATGCAGCAGATTTTACTAGAAATCTTACTTTATCAACTAAATCAGTATCACTTTGTTCTACTGTAGTTGGAAAAGCAAGCTCAACCTCAAAGAGGTTGGGCCTTACTCCACCACCGATCAATCTACTTTTAAAGTTATCTAGGAATCTTCCTGTAGATCCTTGATTGTCGATTTGTGCCATTTTACTTTCTCGTCGTTAAAGTTTACTTAAGTTAAGAATCAACCAACAGTCTCTTCAAAAGCAACACCAGTTGGAGTTGCAATGAATGTTAGTGAAACAAAGTTAATAGATCTAGCAGGTTGGATGAAGATGTCTGCACGGAATTCATTTCTATCGATTACGTCAGCAGTATTGTTTGTTTCATCACAAACAACTTTAAATCCGGCAAGACCTCTCTTTCCTCTAATGTCACGTAGGAATGGTTCGATAATGTTAACAAAATTAGATCTTGTTACTGCATCATTGAACTCAAACAATTGCGACCTTGCAACATTTCCAATAGCATCTTCAAGGAACAGGAACAACTTACGCACGTTAATTCTATCGAAGGCAGAATCAACAGCAAGACCAGTTTTATCTCCGAAGAGAATAGTACCAGATCCTTTAGTTGTAATAATTGGATTAACACTATTTGAATAGAGTCTATCTCTTTCAAGTTTTGTTGGATTATATGCAAGTTTAATTGCATTGTTCATTGCACCTCTAGAAGCTCCGGCAGGTGAATACCATGGGAAGTTCGTAGCAGCTGTTCTTGCCATCATTCCGGCAACGTCAGCATTAGTTGGTAGATATACAAACGAGTTCGTAAATCTATCATAAGTGTACTTATAACCAGAGTCAAATACTGCATAAGAACTATGGGTAACACCAGAGTAGAATTCAATAATTTTATTGGTGATATCCTTAGATCCAGAAGCGTTTCCAACAACATCAGATCTATATGGAGAGACAACTGCAACACAGTCTCTTCTCTCTTCGGCAATAGCAATTAATTTATTTGCTTTTGCTTGTGTTTCTTCTCTAGTACTAGAGAGTGATGGACCCATGATTAAGTAATCAACTTTAACACCTTCATCATTAAATTGTTCATAACCGGTGTTTAAATTACCAATGGTAATTGCATAACCCTCTGTAGTAGCATCTCCACTGTATAGAAGACCACCCTGAAGGCTGTAAACTCTTCTACCGAAAGCACTAAAAGCAGTTACATCAGCAGCATTTTGTCCAGGAGCTCCAGCACCAGGATTTAGAACTGTATTTGTTCCAGAAACAAAACCAGTTGCTGCTCCAGTTTCCATTAAACCAGCATAAAGGTTTGGAGAAGAATCTGCAAGATAATCTTTAAAGTAAATATTTTGTTGACTGGATCTTGTCGCATCAATCGCTTTTGAAAGATTGGTATGTTTTTCAATGATAGATCCGGGAGTACCAGTTACAGTACCATCATCGTCAACTAATACAATATGTACTTCGTCGTTTCTGCAACCTCTTGAAACTGCATAATTTGAAGTTCTGGGTTTTGGAGCAATTGATCTCCAATATACTTCAGAGTTATCCAGTCCAAGTAATTGTTCATCGTACCAGTTTCTTACGCCAGTTGGAGTCAAGGAACTAGTAGTGGTTGGTGCAGAAGCAACACTCAAGAATTCATCTTGAATTCTTAGAACATCGCCGACAGTAAGTGCAGATCCATTACCAACAAATGACATTGATGTGTCAGATCCACTAGCTAGGGAGTTTGAACCAACTGTACCAACTGTAGTTGCAGCACCTACAACAGTTACAACCGAACCATCAAGATGAGTTGCAGTTGTTGTTCCAACTTGTCCTCTATTTGCAGCTGCAGAGGATGCATCTGTACCAATTGCAACAAAGTTGCCAGAGAGAACTGCATTAACACTAATAATTTCCTCGTTAACGAATAACAGAGTAGTTGTTGTAATTCCAGTTGTTGAACTAACAAAGAAACCAGTTACAGCTGTTCCAACTGAAGCACCACCTGCATTATCAACCGCAGTTGTTGCGATTAAATTATGACGTTCAACATTTATACCTTGTCCTATAGCAACAGGATCAGTTCCAGCTAATCCTCTATTCACAGTTAGTGATGTTGTAGCAGCACCAGTCGCACCACCAACAGTTACTGCAGTATTTGCTTTAAATTCGTAAGCAGAAGCTTCTGAATATTCATATGTTGTTTCAGTTCCAGCAGCATTTACATGAGAATAGAACTTAACAGCAATTTCCCCACTCTTTGGTCCAAGTTCAGTTACAACACCTTTAATAAATCCGTCAAGTACAGATGTTGTACCAGCACCAGCAAGAACAGCAGAAGCTGTTGCAGTTACAGCAGCACCAACACTAACACCATCTGTTGCTACACCAGAAAGAATTTGATCAGCGAAAGCGTCAATTGTGCAAACTTTTAATCCATTTGCCCAAATACCAGGATTTTTAGCAGCAAATCTCCAGTCAGTAGCTGAAGAATGATTATCCTGATAATCTTCGTAATTTTCTAATAGAAGTGATGTAGAAGCAACAGAAACACCTGCGTTAGCATTATTAAGTGATCCACCAGCACATCTTACTACTTGGAGATTACCGCCATAGGAAAGATAGTGGGCTGCAGATAGCCAAAACTCATATTGATTATTTGTTTTTGATGGTTTGCCAAAATTATCAAGAAGATCCTTTTCAGATTCAATCAAAATTGGTTCATTAACTGGACCTTTTGCGAAAGGACCACTAACAGCACCGGTTTGATCAACGACTGCACCAACTCTGCCAAGAGTTTGGTCAATCTCCTTAATGCTAATACCAGGGGATGCTAAATTTAAAGCCATTTTCTCCCTCTTTTTATACAGTAAATTTATCTAAAAATATTTATAAATCGCAGTTTTTAAGGAGGGTTAAAAATAATCCCACATAAATGATTTATCTCCATATTCGTCTACAAACCATCTATCTCCTTCTTTATCTAAGATACCATCTTCTTCTGTACCATCTATAATAAATCCGAAAGGAGACATATCTTGTTCAATTTGATTTTTCTGCTCCTCATAAATTTTTTTACGAACATCATTATCAGTCATCTCTTTAAAATAATCTTGAGCAACTAACCAGGAAAAAATTACAAGACACATAGCTAAATCATCATTACATCCATCTTCAGCTGAGAATGATTTGCCTCTTTGAATAAAAGTTGTTAGTTCTGAAATTATTTCATAATCTTTAGTAATTAATTTATCATCTTCTAATAAAGTTTTTAAATTCGAACATCCCAACTTTTTAACAGCAGTAGTCATTCTGACTCCAAGTTGTGATTTTTTACCACTAAATCCTGATCCAACAATTTGACCCGCTCTACCTCTCATTGCACACATAAGAAGATTTTCATATTCAAGATCAAAATATAAAATTGAAGCTACTTGATCTCCAAGATCATTAACTTCAATTAAAACATATGCATCATTATAAGCCGATGCCAATTCTTTGACAACACTTGGAAACATCATAGGTTTTATTTGATTATTTCTATATTTTGCAACTACATTATATGGAAAATCTGTTATATCAAATATTATAAATGCAGAATAATCATGATCTATACCCCTAGCTACATCGACTGTGATAATATAATTTCTATTTTCTATTGGACTTTGATAAATATCCAATCCTTTATTTTTTTGAATCGGGTCTTCATAAACCAAACTTCTAAGTTTAGTGGGATTAATTAAAGTATCTACGGATCCTAAAAATTCACACTCAAACTCAACTTTGAACTGTTCTGCAGAAGTATTTGCTATAGTTTGTTTTTTCCAACGTTGGTCTCTACCAGGTACTTCTTTCCAATGCACTTCTGTAGGTACATATTGACTTTTCTTTCTTATGGCATCGTGCCACATGCGGTAGAAGTGATTCATACCATGTGGAGTAGAAACTATAATAACCTTCGTACTTTTACCAGAAGAAATAGTTGGATAAACAGATGCAAAAAACTGATCAGCAATATGATTAGGAATAAAGGCAAATTCGTCAAGGAATATAATATTAAAGGACATACCCCGTACAGCAGAAGCTGACGTAGAAGCTGCAAGTATCTTCGATCCATTTTCTAACTCCAGTGAACCTTTATTCCATGACAGGATGCCCTGTTGCATCCATTTTGGCAAGTTTTCATAAGCAGTTTGCAATCTGCCAAGTAGTTCCCTTGCAGTTGCTGCTTTGTTTGCAAGAATACCAATATTTACATTATCATTAAATACTGCATAATGTAATAGATAAGATATTACTGTTGTAGATTTGCCAGTTTGACGTGGCATCAAACAAATATTAAAACGATTTTTATGAAATCTACGTACAAGTTTTTCTTGAAATTTATATAAATTAAAGTTTACGAGACCTTCATCAAGAGAAACAATTTTTATATAATTTTTTGCAAAATAAACAGGATCATTTTTACATTTAATAAATTCTGCAATTTGTTCTGCAGTAAATTCAATAGAAGTATTTGCTTTTTTTAGATTGGGATTGCCAAGATATACATTATCAGACATATGTTATCAACAGTTCCAGGCTCTAAGGGATTTATTTATTCTGCTATTCGGATCTCTTGCAGTTTTGGCAGAAGTCAGTTTCTTCTTCATACCTTTCATTCTCGCACAAAAACTCTTTCTACGAGGGTTCCCAACTTTCTTTGAAGGTCTCTTAAGATCGCTTCCTGGGTTCTCACGTTCATACGACTTCCTGCCTTTTTCATTCAATCCTCCTGAT